TGGGGATATTTTGTACATCGAGTCCATTCGTTGGCTAATCTAATAATAATTCTTTAGAATCAATTTTAGAACCTCTGCTAGCGTGATATTGAATCTCATAGTTATCGTTAATATAATCTGGCTTTGTGTTTCTAACAATTCTACCTAAGCCAAACTCCTCAACACCGTTTACAGTTGTTTGTGGGCGTTTGAGGTTTTGAGAACACCAATAACGCTTTTTGCCTGAAAAAAGGGGCATATCCTTAATTAAATACTGCTTCAAAACATAATTAGCAACAGCCTCTGGATTATCGGTTATAGGAACGGCAGAGGAGATTTTTCCAGCGCGCCAGTTTGAAATATTATACATATCTCTACCAGATTTAGTTTTAAGATTTAGTTTTTTAAGATAACCATTATAATTTTTGAATAATGAATGAAAATGTAGAGCACCGTCCTTGTGTAATTCTGGAACAATAATATATTTTAAATCTGGAGATTTTTCGCGTTGGCGATTAAGCCACATGTGCATTACGTGCTTGCAATGTTCAATATCATGACGGTTATGTTTGCGTTTGTCAAATGTAAATGTACAAAAATAATCAAAATGATTACATAGAATTATATCTTTAACTAAAGTTTTAGTTCTTCTAAGCGAACGATTGTCATTTATTTTTTGAGATATTTTAGAGACTTTAGTTTCACCTGAATTATCTCTATTTTTTTCAACACCAAAATAAATTTTATAGGAATTGTGATAAATTATAATTTTAGTCATATGTGGATAAACCTTTACTATATTAGAGATAATTTTTTCGTTATCTCTAGCACTAAATTTGCTGACCACCTAAATCCCCCGAAACTAATTTAACAGTAGTAAACGCATACAATGTGTCCCTATTATCAAGTATGCGCGCAAGCGCGCGGGGACACATGGCGCGCACCGCGCACGGCGCGGTTAGCGCACCTCTACCCTTTACGAAAAATACCGCGTTTTTTCTTAATTTTTATATCTGAATAATTCAGATTTATATTTTGATTAAAATTATCGTAAACATTCGGATTCTCATCGCCAGTAAAAACGACCTGGAACGTATCGTATGAATCACGTAACTTCTGTGAATGGAAAAAGCACCCTACCTTAAGCGGATTAGCCCCCGTTTGTCTTCCAGAATTACTAAAATCGAGTTTTTTCGAATCAAAAGCCCAGTAGATCGTAAAAATTGCGCCTCTGGTAAATGGAAAACCTATTGATTTGCACTTAAATGCGATATCAGAGCGACGGCGAGTCTGCTTGTTTATCTGGTCGTAATCCTGAGAAGTTACAAGATGGAGACGTCGCTGTTTGCGATTCTGAGCGTGCTGTTCGATGACCCAAGGCGGAACGTTTTTGGAATCCTGGTTGGAGAAATAATTTTGGTATTCGTCAGTTAACATGATGACTCCATATTTACCGTTCTTCACGTGCTTTATAACCAGCTCATAGCCAAGCTTAGATTGGTAAAATATGTAATATCGGCTTGTGTCGAAACCGCGCTTTAAAAAGTCCAGTAAGAGGGGAGAGTTGTCGTGAAAATTGAGCGGAATCATATCCTTGAGTACTATGTTTGATACTACTACTGCTTGCGGATACGCCCTACGTATCCGCCTTGCGAAATATATAAGCGTTATTGTTTTTCCCGAACCCTGTTCTCCGTAGAAAGCCTGAATGCCTGTAGGCTTGAAGAGGAGGGGGTCTTTTGACAGGCGGTAATTTTCTTTTACAGCGTCAATATGGAATTTTAAATCTCTTTTAACGAAATTTAATATATCAGACATAATAATCTCCTTTTAAATTTTAAATTAAAACTAACCTCTGATTCGCTTGTATAACCAGAGCGACATGTGCATAAGTGGTGATAGTAACATATAGGTTATGATTAAAATTATAACTACCTTGAAAAAATCATTGCCTAATAGATTCTTAAAAATCTGAATTGGTGTAGTAAAAAATTGAGTTATATAATTTAAAGAATCTTGTAACGGTTGTGGTAATTTTGGCAGTTGAAACCAGCCGAAAATCCAAGTTAATAAATTTAAAATCATCTGAATTATTATAGTAAAAATCACTCTGAAGCCTCCTCTGATGACCTATCTATATCAAAAATGTTTGCGATTTTTCGCCAATAGGCATAGATTAAAACTATAACCACAGCAGATTGTAATAATTTTTGGAAAATATCCCAGAGTTGCGGAAAATTGGAACGCCACGCACAAAGCTTAAGGTTATAACCAATATCGCAAGTATTATTAGAATTGCCTGTATCTGTTATAGATTTTAAAACTCTAATAGTAAAATCAAAAGGCGTCCATAAAAAACCAAGCGATCTAGACATAGAATCTGTAAAATTTTTAAAATAATCTTTTAAATCGCTAATATCGGGGACGAAAAGATAGGCTAAATATGATTTTAAAGCTATTCCGAAATTATCTAAATGACAGCCAATCGCTTGTACAATATTTAAACTTGAGCAATCTTTAAATGGTGAATAATCCTTACAAGAACCATTCTCACAATTTTGAGATTTAGTACCTGAAAAATAGCTAGAGCCATCTATTAATATCGGTAAATTTAAGACGTGGAAATTATATTTATCCTCATGCGACGGAAACGGAATTCCTGGAAAAACGTATTGTAGAATTAAGTAATATTTACCTTTATTCTCAAAATTATACGTAAAATGTAAGGCATCGGCTAAGCTTAAATCACCAGAACTATATATAGGCTTAGAATCGCCAGGATCATGCTTAATCTCATATTTAAACTTAGTATCGCGTCCCCATGGATACGTCATCGGCTTACATAAATCCTGAAACTGCTTAGTACAAAGAAAAGCGTCAAGCTTTAAACCATTTACGCTATAATGAACAGATGGCGTTATGTTCTTTTTGAGAATTAAATCATTAAAACGTTCACCATTATAATCTTTTGGATAATTGATCGGAAAATTATTAACAAATACTTTAGAACCTGTATATATCTGATAATAAGAATCATTAGATAAATTATCGCCTGAAGTTGAAAGTAAAGGTCTGTAATTGCAACCAAAATGATCAGACAAATGTATATATTCAAACGGCTTATTAGGCTTATTTCTAAAATATAAAACATTTAATAAAGTAGAACTAGCAAAATCTTCTTTACGTGAGAAAACGAAATAAATGTCAGCCTCTTTTTGAAAAATCGCCCAATAGCCTAAGCCTTCGGTATCTACTATAGTGCGAAAATCTAAATAACGACCAATCATCTACTGTTTATACTGATCACGCGTACGATTGACTGCACGTTCTAAAAAATACATATAGTTGTTTGTAATATCGCCGAATCCATCTTGAGAACTAGAGCAATCCCTACCATTATCACGAATTTTTGGTAAATATAAACTAGATGTAGTTTTAATTACAGCATAAGACTCAGCAAAAGCTAAAGCAGGAACTATAAGTTGAAGGATTAAGCTTAAACTTAAAATTGAAATGATAATTTTTTTCATGATCTAATCTTTTCTATAAGAAATTCTACTGATTAAATAGCAACAAATGAAAATGCTTAAAGTAATAATGAAAAACTTGATTAATAGATTATCAAGCATTAATTGAAGTTCTGTTGTGGTGATCATAATTAATCCTTAGAGCTGGTTATACTATATAATGACTTAAAAATCACATCTAAAACGATTTTGACGCCTGCACCAACGGCTATAATCGCTAATAAAGATGGAAAATTACTTGAAATTGTGCTTGTGATAATAGTTATAATCTCTTGAGTTGTCATTTTAAAATTTACAAGGGTGGGGTAGGTGGTGGAACTACCCCAAAAAAGCTATATGCCACGTCCTTTAAGAGAGCGATTAAGCACGCGTCGGAATAAGTTAAAGCCTACACCGAATCCAATAAGAACGGCAAAACCAACCCAGTTGCTACTGAAATATTTTGCAACTTCAGTAATAATCGCGGTGGCGTTCTCTGCTGTAAGTAACTGCACCTTGTATCCTTTCTAATTTTAAAATTTATATAGAGGGGGTGGGCTGGAATATTAAGAATGTGTAAGTGATTGACCAATATCTAAAGCTCTGAATCCGACTTTCGCTGACACCCACCAAAATAGAACAAAAATAGAACTTAAACTATCTTGAAAAGAATGCGGAATTTTCAGGAGTTCCAGGTTCTGGCATGTTATTAGATTGAGACCTAATAACGGCGTCATTAATAGCAAATTTTTGCTCATCATTTACGAAAGCCTTATAAACATAGCCGTTCATAAATTCTATATACATACGGGTAAATTCATTACCAGTTTTTGGAGATTTTTCAGTTTTGATATATACACGGGGGATTGCGCTGATAATATTGTCTTTATTCATTTTATTAATTATCCTTTCGACATTTTTTAACGCTTAATATTACACATGAAGTATAACATGGGTTATATAGTTTTAATGTCGCACAATATAGATTTTACGATATTAATAACTTATTAATATCTTGATTCATTATATATCGTAATATGATGCGTAATTTTAATATATA